AATATAATCAAAATCATCCTTATCATATGGATAATTTTGATGAACCCACGTTTCCTTAGTTACTTTAATAAAATTAGGATCATCTTTAGATTTCCAATCAATATCTCCCCAAATTGCTATTGGGAGATCTTGCTGAAACTTTTTTAATATGTTTATAAGTTGCTTCACTGTCATATTTTTAGCTTCCCCCCCTTTAAAAAACTGAGTCACTTCTTCCATCATCTTTATATATATCAAGAATCACAGAACAATCTTCTCCATTTTTAGCATCATTTTCTGTTGGAATATAATTAAATGTTCCATAATTAGGGTTCCATGAATATGTTAGTTTATCGCCTGTCCTGGCATTTCTTGATTTCCCAATTGTAAAAATGACATTATCATTTTTTCTATCTATAAAAAGAACAGTCGTTGCATCTTGACCAATTCTATCTGATTCAGCAATATTTCTTGTGCTAGGACCATTTTCTGAAGTATCTTCTCTATTTAATTGCACAGCCTCAAGAATAGGAATTTTCTTTATTCTTTGAAGTGATCTTAAATCTTTTGATATATTCATATACTGTTCTCTTGGGGTTCTTGCTCTTTTTTGATCATCGAGTAAAGATAGCTGATCTATACAAAGCATTTGCAAATCATACTTTTCAATAAAAGCCCTGAGCTTACTAACAGTAACTGATCCATCAAACATATCAGGTGTTATACAATAAACATGTCCTCTAATAACATGTGATATAGATTCTATATAATTAGAATACTCATCCTTTATATTTGCATTACCATGCGTCAATGATCCGTTAGAAATATTTCCAGCAAATGAATCAAGTCTATAACCAACTAAATCAGTTTCCATTTCTCCAGAATAATAACCAACTCTTAATCCTGACTTAGCAGCCATTAAAGCAAAATAAATTAACCACCAAGATTTACCAAAACCTGTTCTTGCACATATAGCAGCTGTCTCATTTTTGATGTCCCAACCACCAATAATATCATCCAACTCTTTTATACCAGTCGTTACAAAAGTTTTATCTGGATTTTCTAATCTTTCTATATAGGAGTTATATCTTAAATTTGCGTCACCAATTAAATCAACACATTTTGCCTGTTCTTGTTTTAAATAATTTTGAGAAATACTGGCCATTTTCTCGATGGCTTTATCTGTTTTTTCATCTTTTATAAGCTGACCAATTTCTTTATAATCAGAAATAACATCTCTGAATAACTTGGCTTCTTTCAATCCATCAATTATAGATTTTTCAGGTTCAGATACATTTAACCACTCAAAATTATCTGGAAATTTTGATTGAAAAGTTTCTTTAGATGGTAATTGATTATATTTCTCATAATAAGAAACAATATAATTAAAATGGTCTTTATATGTTGTAAAATAATCTGAATTAATTCCATTAAGAACAAAGACTTGAATAGAATTTTTATTATATGCATAATTTATAGCTTGAAGCTCTCGCATACTACCATATAAACCATTCATCATTTAAAAACTCACCCCAACATTTCTTTGATCTTTTCCAACAAATTCTATTAATTCAGAACTCCCTATAACTCTACTAGCCAACCTTGTACCTAATTTTTTAGATATAGTATCTAAATCATAGTTAGTAGTATAAATATTTGATTTGCCTGTTGATAATCTCTGGCTGATTATATTTAGCATATAGTCTAACTCAAACTGAGTCCATTCCTTATAATTTATCTCATCCCAAATTACTAAGTCTACAGAACTTACATTTTCATTTACAAATTGAAAATATTCATTTTCTTTTGAAATATTCTCTTTCATAGCTTGAATAAATCTTGGCATAGAAATAAATAATGCTCTACATTTTAAATCGGTGCTAGACCATATACTATTTAAATAACTTAACAAAAGCTTTTTAGACCATTCTGTCTTTCCATTACCAGTATTCTTACTATAAATCAATAAATTTTTTCCTTCATTAACAAAGCTATTTATATTATTTTTTATTTCTTTTAACCTTGAAAATGCTGCATAATCTTCTTTATCTGGATATAAATCTATTGAATATTTTTGCCTCCCTTCTAATGTGGCTAAATATATAAGATAATCCATTTTATAGTGTCTTATACAAAATTCTTCTCCGCATTTAGACTTATCACATATTTTTTTATACCAGCATTTTTCTTTTTCGAATATATTATATTTGTATTCTTCCATTAAAATGCCTCATTAACCTTATTACTTCCATTTGATACAATGCTAGAATAATCAACAAAGTTGTTCTTATCATCTAAACCTGTATCAACTTTACTCATTGCCCAACTTAAATCTCTCCAACAATTTTTAGTAGCTATGTTTAAAACTTCTATCGCAACTGATTGAGACGAAGTGAATTTACTTAATTCTTCTAAATTAACTTTAACTGACTGTGTAGTTAAATACCCACTTTTTTCTATAACTGAATCTATCCAATCAAAAACATGCTGCTTTAAAACATCATCTTCAATTTTTACAGAATTTTTTAATTTCTTTAAAGTTTGTTCTTTTTTAGTCTCTTTGGGAACTTTTTCCTTAGATTTTTTTGCCGTAGATAATGTATATACTTCGTTAATTTTTTCTGGATTATTTAAAATAGTATTCAGCCTGTCATAGTTAATAAGATAACTACGTTTATTTGAATTACCCCTAGCTTCTTTTATATCCATAATTCCACAATAAACTAATTGTTTTTCAACTTCATCTTGTTTATTGAAATCTATTCCTGTATAATTATATATTTGATTTTTTGATAAAAGTACTTTTTCATTTTTTGTTGATAACTTATCTACAAATGATACATAAATAGACAATAATGGCCCAATTACTTTTGCAACATCTATATTATAACTATTTACATTAAATAAAGACATAACATCACCTCAATGCTCAAATGAATAATGTATATTAGACGGATCGATTTTTCTAAAAAATTTTTTTATTTTGCCGTTATAAACAACCAGAGCATGCTTTATTATATTAAAAGCATCCGCTATAACAACTTTATTTTCCTCTGTACACTCTGATTTATCTAATTCCATATATCTGTCTATGTTTTTTAAATCAACTTTTTCATTAGAAAACAAAAGATAATCTAAAAGCCTGTTCCCTAAACTGTTATTTTCTAACTTTTTTCTTAATTCTAGTTCCAAATAATCAATTTCTTCAATTTCATTACACCAGTAGTCACCTTTTTGCATTATTAAATAGTCAAGAGAAAACATTCTATTGTTAAATATAATGTTATTGTAAAATGCGTCTTCCTCCACATCTTTTCGTATCCCCTCAAGTGCATCTTTAATCCTACTATTTAATGTCATATTTACATACTTATTTACAATATCATCACAAACTAATTTATCTATATTTAAACATCCCATTACCATATAGAAAGTTTTATTTATAATAAAAACATGATACTCCTGTAATTCTGGATACCTATTCAATTTACTTATAAATAATTTTTTATAAAAACATAACCACATAGCGGATAAGTCACTGTTAAATTTGCCTGTATACATAGTTCTTTCTCTATAAGTTCCGCATTCAAACTTATAGATATCCCTATGATAACCACCGCTATATGCCAAATCAATAGTCAAATCTTTTATACTGTCATAATGTAAATCACAACTCTTAATATAATTTTCTAGCATATCAAAATATAACTTCAAAATAAAATCAGCCCTTCTAATATTTTTCTAATTAGATTCTACAACAAAATAAATATTTTTCAACTAATAAAAAATACAGATACTTACCAAGCATCTGTATTTAATTATCGTCAAATGTGTCAAACAATTCATTAGATTCTTTATCAATTAAGTAAGAACTTAATATCTTTTTATTTTGCAAAATATCTAAAACTCTTTCATCATAGCTATCTTTTGTAACAAGTGTTATAATAGTAACTTTTTTATTTTGACCTATTCTATATATTCTATCAGCTGCTTGTTGAAAATCTGCATCTGTCCATGGAGTATCTACAAATATACAATAATTAGCGGCTGTTAAAGTATGACCAGTACCCATCTTTTGCCAAGTAGCTATCATAACTTTTTTAGTCTCATCTGTTTCAAAAAGTTTTTTATTATTAGATATTTCTTCATCTGATTGGTTTCCTGTACACAAAAGAGGCCCAAATGATTCTAATCTATTAAATTCTTCTTGTGCTGCACCTTTGAATGTGTTAAAAACTAATACTTTATCTCCTTGTGATGTTATTTCTTCTACCAAATCATAAAGCCTATCTAATTTAGCTGATTTATTTACCTCAGAAGTTAATATTCCTGGATAAGCTGTTATTTGCCTAAGACGCATATTTATAGTCAACTCTTCTATAATTGAAGGAGTATGATCTAATAGATTTAACTCTGCAACTATACCATCTTCAACCTTACTGTACAATTTTCTCTGATCCTCATACATTTCCACATAGTCTATTAAGTATGTTTTTTCAGGTAAATCTAATACGTCATCTTTTTTTCTTCTTAAAGAACAGCTAGAAATTAAATCTTGCAAAATATCTAAATTCCTGTACTTAACAACTTGAACTCCACCAAAACCTCCATATACGTTAAAAGTATGTTTAAAATCTGTAAAGGTACTTTTAGTATTTTCTGTCCACTTTAATGGAACAAAAGCGTTTTCGGGATTATTCATTATCATAGTACCAGTTAAAGCTATCTTTCTTTTAGCATTTATTTTTAATAAACTTTTTGCTGATAATGATGAGGGGTTCTTACAATGGTGGGCTTCATCAAGAACAACAAGATCTATTTTATTTTTACTACTTTTATAGTATTTGCTGAAATCTTTATTTTGCAGTGTTTCAATATTTGTTATAATAAAAAATTCGTCTATTTTATTTTTCAACTGATCCAGTCTTTCACTTACAGAAACTATTTTTCTCTTACCAGTTTTAGTAAATTCTTGACCAAGTATTCTATATGATTTTTTAGAAAATTTTTCTATTTCAGAAGCCCAATTGTATTTTAAACTATTAACGCCACATATAATAAAACAATGCTCTAAATTTTCTAGTCTAGCCAACTCCTCGGCTAAATATATAATAGAAGCTGTTTTACCTAAACCACAATCATCTAACAATAGCCAATTATTTTTATTCAAGCCATAATTTATGGCATCAATTTGATGATTAAATGGCTTTATTTTAAAATTAGATACATCACAAACATTAACTTTTTTATTTTGTGTTTCTTTTAATTTTATAAACTTTACATCATAAAAATTAGTTAGATAATCTACTAAGAAATAAAGCTTGTTTATTGGAAACTCAATTAAATTTTTTTGTTTTATATAAAAAGAGTCTTGTTCCTGAATTAAAGTATAAAAAATTTTTTTATTGAAAAAAGTACTAGTATCTAAGAATAAAGAAGTAACCCCAGGTAATCTTTCCGACTTTTCTTCTTTTATAATAACCACTTAACTAATCCTCTAAAAACTTTAATTTTTTATTTATCTTTGTAGAATATTCTTCTTTGAAATCAGGTTCTTTTTCTTCAAATGTTTTAAAAGAAACTTTGGCTACAACTGAAAAATTCGTACTGCATCCATCACATATATACTTCTCTTTTAAATTCATGTCGCTGCCAAAATATGCTTCTATAGAACCATCATTCATTCTCATTACATTATTAACCTTACCTAAAAAACTATTTGGTAAATATATTTCAGATGGTAAATATTCCCTTCCACAAGAGGGGCATCTTATAACATTTAATTTTTTATTTCTCATAACAACACCTGTGCTTTACTATTTATAATAATATACATATTTAATGATAAAAAAATAGTGAAGATAACAAAAATATCTTCACTATTTTAAATTTTATACTATCTCTCCACAGTCAATAGGATCTGGAAGCGACTCCATAAAAAGTTTAACTTTACTACTTTTAGGAATTATCCAAGACTTTAACCCATTTAAATCTTCAGTATATCTTAAAAGCTCTAAACTTTGAGAAGCATTTGATATGGGACTATCAAAAAATACTACACCTGTATACACACCTTTTACTTCATCATCTATTCCATAAAGTTCTTCATAATCTCCAACTTTTGAAATAAAAATATTTGCCCATAAACTTACAGGCGTATTAGATTCTGGAGTAACAGTACCAAATACATTTTCTATAATACTCTGTATACCTTTAGTTCTAAATAGATAGCCAAGCATATTATATTCTAGTATACTATTATCATTCATAGAAAAACTCTTTGATATTACAAATGCATTAACGTCTAATAATTTATTAATAATATCAACAAGGTTTTTTTCAGTAAATAATCTAGCTGTTCTATTTTCTAATCCTTTGTTTGCTTCTCTTTTAGTAGTAGGAAACACAAATATATTACTACTAGCAGCATTTACTTTTTCACTCATTTTTTTATCCCCCATTAATAAGTATAATTACTAATTTTTAAAACCCATTCTACCAATGCTTGGGTTCCTGGAGTTATTTTTTCTAAAACTGCTCCATCTATTTCTACATAAGCTAAATCATAATCCTTAGACATTAAATACAATCTAAATGATTTTGCGCTTAATAAACTAAAACTAGAAAATGCTAAAGCAGAATAAGGTATAGTAGATGCAGCTCTAGTTATCCAACTTCCATTATCTAAACTATAAGTTAATTGAGATAAAGATTGTTTTCTGGTTAAGCATGATTTAAAAATTTCATCTTCTACTGTATTATATCTTAAATCTATATGAGACATTTTTTCTTTAGAAATATCATGACCAGCTAATGCTTTAGAAATTAATCTAAATAAATTAGGGAGACCATTATTTTTAGCATTGATTTTTGTTTTCTTACCATTAATAGTAATACATAAATCTACAAGTCCCTCATATTTCATATTTGTGTTTATTTCAGGCATATAATAATCTCCTTTATAATAAAAATATATTTTTATATACATCATTGAATATTATTTTTCTATTTTTAAAAGCAGGTTTAATTAAACCATTCTCTAACATATATAAAAATTCCTCTTCACTTATTTTATATACTTTATCTGCTCTATTAAAATACATTACTTCTTCAAATTTATTTTCAGATTCATTGTAACTATAACCATTGCTAGTACTTTTATCGATATATAGAGTATTTGGTTTTAAACCATTCTCATGATCTCCGGTTCCTAATTCTTCAGAATATCTATCTATCTCTGCAATCCAAGAATCAGTACCATTACTAACTGTAATAGCTAAATCATTTAAATAAATTGGATAAATATATGCATTTCTATTAGGATCTCCAGATATTTCAAATCTTTTTATTTCTTCCCAATCATTATTATTCTTAAACCAAGATTTATTTTCATTATAAATATAATTATCTTTACTGCTTAAAATAATTGCTGATAAAGGAGTACCTTCTATTGTAACAGAAGCATCTTGCTCCCTTGTTTCTGGATTTGGTAAATATTGGTTTATAATATTAGGATCTAATATAATAGAATTCCAAGAAAATTTATTATCAACAGATAAGCTAGTAGTCCATATGGCTTCTTTTACATTATATTCTGGATCAGCTTTTCTATAAGCTATTAAACCTTCTTTTGGTACAATATATACTAAATCATCTAAATCCTCACCTATGACTTCTATTCCATAAGTTTTTATTAATTTAGATTCCCATTCAGCTTCATTACTAATCCATATATTACCATAATCATAATCAAATAAATATCTAGGTGAGTAGTTATTATCAGTATTTGTATAATTAGGAACAATAGTACACATAAAAGGATCTGTACCAACTATTTTTAAATCTGTTTCTTGTGGGTCACCAGGTAAATCTATAAAAGCTGTTTCTTTTTTACTATAAAATTTTCCATCATCTGAATTATAATAACCATAATAAGATGAATTATATGCTCTATAATATGCATAATCACTGTTTGGATCATCTTCATCATAGCCTTGTAATCTAACCCAACCATTAATATTTCCAGATATAGATGTATCATTTTTAAATATCCAATAACTTAATGTTTCATTATTAATTATTGTATCTTGATCAGGTTTTATTATGTAAACTTCACCAATATGTAAATATGCTTCAGATGCATATAAAGGATCATCTATATAATTTGGTAATAAAGATGTATCTTCTAATAATCCCATAAAACTAATATCATAGGGAGAAGAAATTTGTGTTTCTCCTAAACTACCTATTAATCTATTCTCTATAGGATTAGAATACTCTATATAATTACCTCTAACTAAAGAAGATAATGAATCTTTTATAATAACAATATTAGCACCAATTTTAGACTCTAACAATAAATCTACATCACCAATATCATTAAGAAACCTGTATTGAACATCATAACCAGTTGGTAAGATATATTTAAAAACCTCATCTAAAATAGTAGTATCTTTTATACTTGTATCTAAACTTATTTGAATAACATATGGATGGCTTAAACTTTCATTTGTTTTTTCAACTCTTACTTTAGATTTTATACCATTTATTTTTAGAAACATAGAAACAGCTTGCTCTATTCCTTTCATAGAGCCTTTATTTTTTATTATAAATGGAAAAGCTTTTAATATATACCTTAAATCATCATCTGTTATATATTTATTAGAAAAGAATCCTAATTTTGTTTGTAATAATTTTAAAAGCTTACTATCTATAAAATCAGTATTTATTATATCCAATATAGAATCTATATCAAATTTTACTCCATTTATTATGCAATCATATAATCTTCCAATTAATTGAAAATCTCTAGAGGTACTGGTATAGACCTCTGGAGTCTTATCTTGAATTCTAAACAAAGACATTACCAGTACCTCCTATTTAATTAGAATTTGTAATATAAACATCTGAATTTTCAGTATCTATCTGACAAATTGTAAATTCATTATAAACATGATTTTCATTTAAAAAGCTATTAGCATCTAATGGATTTTTAATATTTACATCATCACTAACTACATAAGTATAGTCATAAAGATCTTCTTCATCTAATATATGCATTTTATTTAAAACAGCTTCAAACAGATTATCAGATATATAATTAGGTTTGTCATATTTATAAGCTAAATAAAAACTTATAAACCCACGTAACTCTATAAAATTATTTTTCTTAATTTTTATCTTTATCTTTAATCTAAATGTATCGCAGTCATTAAAAGCTTCTATATCATTTCTTATATGATCCAAATCTAAATCTAAATAATATTTTCTATTTTTATTAAAATTATTTAAATCTACATCATTAAATTCATGAAGTGTTATATAAGATTGTTGTTCAACATAGTTTTTTATAGGATATAAATCTATTGTCAATCCTTCTATAGAAGAATTCTGACTTACAACTGAGTTCATAATAGTCAAAACATATTTTCCATCTGGGAAATTAAAATCAATGTACCTACTATTTAAATATGTATTTGCCAAATTTGCTACTTTATTAAAGTAATCTGTTTCTTTATAATACTTATTTCTTGCAGAAGACCAATCATCTGGTTCAGATTCTAATAAAATATATTCATATGGATAAAATCTAGAACCATCTCCATACTTTTCATAATATACATTTGATTCAAATGGAGTTGCTGTTCCATATAAATCCTCAAATTCATTATAACCAGTATAATTTATCTTTAATAAATTATCTTCCAAAATAATACCATTGTCATGTTCGTATGATATATCGTCATAGGAATATAAATTCATATAGAATTTTTTACCAAGAGTATTTATTCTTGAAACATCTAACATCTGGCCACCTTCTAATGAATAGCCATAGTCAGATACTAAATATATAGAATGATACATTGAAACAAAATACTCATCTTGTGCTAAGGTATTTATTAAAATATATCTAAAAATTGGCTGTATGTTGTTTCCAGTAATAGAAATTATCTTATCACTTTCATTTATAGAAGAAGATATGAAATCTATATTTAATCCATTTTCTATAAATTCTTCATCCTCTTCAAAATAATAATTATTAGAAGCAATACTTGTTCTAGTTTCATTACTAGTCTCATTATAATAATGAATACCAACTCTATCTGGATTTAAATTATCAAAAGAATTAACAATAATATTATTATAATTATCATTAAAACCTTCTTCTACTTCTCCTAATACAATCATTGGTTTTGAAGTCCAAGATAAAAGTCTGTTTTTATCATACAGATGAACACTTTCAGATGGATAAATTATAGCATTTATATAATTTTTAGAAAAACTCTGTACTTCTGCATTAACTTTAGTATAAGAATCATACTCGCTTATATCTGATTCTTTTTCCCAAGAATAAGAACCATCTATTGTACCATGAGTTTTTTCAGTATTATTAAATTCTTCATTGTAATCTTTACTAAACCAATCAATAGATTGGTTTTCATATAATTCTAATGGAGTGTTTTGGGATATATTAAAATCTAATGATGAATAAGCTTCCCAACCATCTCCAACAAGAACTCTAGGCCATTCCTCTATTTCTGTTGAATCTTTTAATTTTGATCTAATTGTAAAATCATTTAAAGTATAACCAGCAGGATTATTTATAATAGGCCCATTTCCAGTAAATATAACATCAACAGGAACAGATATACTTCTCCATTTTCTTCCTATACTGTCTAACTCTACATGCCATGATTTTCCAACAAAATCATCAACGCAAGACCATGATTCGCTGACTTCAACTAAATAAGCAGTCCATGACTTTCCAACAGGAATTCTAACAGAAGTCCATGACTTACCTAAAACAGCAGATCGTTGCCACCAAGTAAACGTTTCTGTATTAGTATTTACACAATACGTAATATCATTATACTGACTAACGTTTGCATCAATATCAGGTGGTGTATCAACAGATGTACCAATAAATTCATGAACACTAGAATCACCAGAACCTGCTGAATAACTAGAATATTTAGACGGAGGAGAGCTTAATCTAATCCATGTTCTAGAAGATTCATATAACGGATTTACGACATGCTGATCTAATGCATACACTGAAATTTTAGATGTGTATGGATCATCTTCTGGGCCAGTCAACATAACTATAGGATTTGTCCATTGAGTATATGATTCATCTTCTAACCACTCAAATTTATAACTATAAGAAGGATTATATGCCTTAGAACCTTCTGTTGCAACTATCTTTAAATTCTCATCATTAGGTGTAACCCCAACACCAGAAACAGAACGTGCATTTCCAATAACATTGCTTATATTAGATACCACATTATCTTCAAAAGAATATGCAAAATCTTCTAACCAAACATAAGCATTTCTCTGGTTGAATGCATGATCTCCTAAACTAGGAGTTAAACCTTCCATTCCAGGATCGGTATATGACTTCTTATTATCTAAATCAATGGCTAAATCACTGAATATGATTTTTTGAGTCCATGATTTTTCTATATAATCCATACCCGCTTTAAAATATGTTATTGGGTAAGCATCCATAGAGGAATCATCTGATATTGTATTTATAGCAAATAAACCATCTTTTGGAATTATAGACACATAATCGCCTGTTGATGGATCAGAGCCAACCGTTAATTCTATTGCGCCTATTTCTATTAATTTATCTAATGGATTTTCATGACTAGAATCAATATAATTATTAGGATCTTGTACTATCCAATTAAAATTTTCTTTTTGAGTTCTTTGATACCAACTACCATTGGTTTCAGAACTACTAGTTCCAGAATTATTAGTTTCGGAACTATTTGGATCTTGAACACTTAGTCCTCCACTACTAGTTCCTGATTGACCAGGATTTAATATGTGTAAATACAAGTATTTATTAAAATTATCTATAGTAGCATAATCACTGGCAGAACCTTCTTGAACCTCTAAAGTATTTCCACCTTCACCAGTAGTTGAATTTGAAGGTGCTGATTCAATAGCTTCCCACACATAAGGCATTCCTTCTGTTTGCCATATTTTTAAAGTTCCATCATCATTAGTATAACAAGTATTATTATAATTGTCTACCATTAAGATACATCTATATGGTGTACAATTTTCACCTGTAATTCTAATATAATTCTCTTCATTTCTATCGTCAGGATCAGTATCATCACTTGTCCAAACTAACCCATTTTCCTGATATTTTGAATTATACACATGATATGTATCAATAGGAAATCTCTTATCAAGAGAATCTTTATAGTGTGCTATTAAGTACCAATCATATGGATCACTAGTTCCAACTCTTACATATTTATTTGTGCTCAATATTACTAAATAAGTATTTATAATTTCCTGATCTTGGTCTAAAACATTGTAATACTTTTCAAACTCATGTATGTTATCTAAACTTAAAACATTTACAGAATCCTTATCTTCTGGAACAAGATCAAGTTTTATTAAATCAGGAAAAACGTCATTTTGATTTACTTTAGTACCTAAAGCTAAATACTCATTATCCTCAACCCATTCAACTTTATATGGAGTCTTATCACTCAAACTAAGTGAATCATTATTATCATTTTCCCAAATAATTTCAGATGAAAACTTAGGATTATATACATGAATTGATTGTTTCCAATAATAATTAATATACTCTGTTTCCCAATTAGCAGGTTCTTTATCTAAGAGTACATAGTTTTTATCATCATATATATCTGTATTATCTTTGTCTATAATCTGATAAAAAGTATCTTCAGTAAAATCTGGAACATTTAAAGTATTTAATTTAGAATAACCAAATCTTGATATTATACCAGCTAATTGAGGTGTTAAACCTTTTGGATCAATGGATTTACCTGATTTATCTTTTAATGAAGATATGTCTATGTTATCACAATAATTACCTTTTGCAGACGAATATTTTTCATTTCCATTAGAATCTGTATCTTCATGCCATTTATAAGAACTAGAATATTCAGAATTGTAAGCAGTTCCTCCTTTTGTAGCTCTTATTGACTGTATACCACTATCTGGCCCTTGACCTTCTCCATAAATTCTTGTTCCAGAATTTTGAGAAGTATCTGATTGATCAACACGCCAACCTTCTGCACTTAAATACAAAGTAGCATCTGCTGGAACTGTTTTTATTTGCATCTCTGTAAGAGTAAGTGTTTCGCCAAAATTAATTTGTCTAAAATAATTATCATATGAAGAAATACCGTCACTTATTATAGAATCTATATTTGATACATAACAAGTCATACTGCTAATTTCTTTAGAATTAGATCTTCTTGTTATCTTAGTACCTGATGAAAGAATTTCTAAGCTACTCTTAGATGCATCTGTATATATAAAATATTCACCTGGCTGTAATATATAAGTTTGTACTATTTCTTTATATACATTATTAGTTTCATCTTTTTCAGCTTTAGCCGAATCAAATAATTTATAAACATAATTATTATTTATATTAGTAGATTTTCTATCATTTAAAATCCAATAACAATATTGAGGATATTTAACAGTTGTTTCTACCGTTTTTCTTATTTTTACTGATTTATTTGAAGATAATACATAATTATTATCATAAACACTAGATAAAATAGAAGATTGTGATGGATCAAGTGTCCCTGAACCATTTGTAAGACTGGCACCAAAATACTCTGGTCTATCTTCTGAGCTTTGAGTACGATAACCCACAGAAACTTGCATTCTGAAATTAGGCTGAATAATAGTCCCCTCTCCATATTTATAATAATTATAAAGAGCACTAGCATCATCAGACTCTTTCCAATAAAAAGTAACAGATTCATCTTCGCCTAATAAATAATCAGCATTTGGTTCTATATCATTACTTATATCATATTGAAACTTTACAAATGATGAATATGTTCTATCATCTATTAAATTAGGCGCATAAAATCTTATACTCTCATTTTCTTTAAGAACAGTTGATGCACCATCACCAGCATCTATTCCTTTTAATCTTATATTAGCATTTGTTGAAATATTGCTTATATCTAAAACACTGTCTACAAATCTATGATTTAATCTATACTCAAAAATATTATCTGGTGTTAATAATTGAGTTTTTCCAGCTAAAACAGATTTTGCATAAATTTCAGTTTGAAAATCTGATTTAATATCATCACTTGTTTTTCCATCTCTATACATGTAACATTTTCCAGTAGGAATATCTACATATGTATATTTTGAATTAATATCATTTATTGTATTTACAAAATTAATAACCCAAGAAGATCCATCAAAAGTAAATACTCTGGTATCACCAGAATTCCATAATAAAGACATACCTTGTGAAAGATCTACTTTTATTCCATTGCTATAAGCTTTAATTGGATATTCAACATCATAAGATTCATCAGTTTGGGCATTGTACAAAGAAATTCTTAATTGATCAAATTCACTGGAATTTGTTGCATTATTTCTAAAATTAACTATTAACTTTGAACCAATCTCTATAGAATCATTTTCAAAAATATTAGAATATTCTTGACTTGTCAGATATAATTTTTTTATTGATTCTGAGCTAGAAGTTATGCAATCCTTATAAACAGCATTAAAAGCTAATTCAATTTTTCCATAGTATTGATTACTGTCTGGGTCGTATGAACTATAAAATCTATCATCAGCTTCATTGTAATAACCATTTATAAATTCTTTTAATTCATTTATTTCTATTTCTGTAAATTCTTGAGTATATGAATCATAATATATAGCATAAGTAGTATAATTTATATAATCTAACATAATAGACTTTATTCTTTCATCTGCATTTATAATTATATTATATAAATCATCATATGAAATATCTGAACCAAAATCTATTTTTCTAGAATTTAAATTATTATATAATGCGATTATTACATTATTTTTTACATCTTCTGCTTGTATAGAAGTTAATTTATATTGCGGTATTATTTTACAATTGATAGGGTATTTATTTTTCAACATACACAGCTTATCACTAAGTATTGGTTGAAAATTATGTTGTAAACTTTTTTGATCTTCTAAATATTGCTCTATCATATCTACTTGATACGATGAAGAATAGCTAGTATTATCAATTAAATTAAAAGTTTTATTATAAGAATCAGCTACTTTATAAGATTTTTCTCCAGGTTGGATTATATTATTAGATGAAGAAATATTTTCTAATAAATACAATTTTAAATCAAAGGCATTAATTTCTTTCTCAAAATGCTTATTCCCATCTTCATCAATGAAATCAACAGAACTACTATTCTCAATACATAAAGTTGTTTTTAAAGAATCATCAACATCTGATACTATATGGTAACTACATTGAATATCGTTAGTTCTATCAGTAACAAATCCGTTTGAAACAATATTAACGTTATTTATTTTAGCTGTTCTTATTGCATTACAATAATCTCTTAAAGTTACTAATGTATTAAAAGTTCCTATAGTCTTTTTATAATTACTATAAGCATCTGATATAGATTCTGGGTTTAAACCATTTCTAGCAGAATTTGAATTTGTAACTCTGACATTCTCTGAAGTAAGCAGCACAGTATTATCAGGATCAGAAGAATCTACAGCAGATGGGTCATTAAAAAATCTTTCTATAGATCCAGCTGTTATATTACCATCTTCACCATCTGTTATAATATATTTTATATAAATACCATTATTAAAAATATCAAAAGCATCTTCAGGAAATTCAAGATAACATGAATTGCCATCCTGTGTTATACCAAATTTATAAACAGGTTGACCTAAATCTTCAGTAGCTAAATTATCAACTTTTTTCCAGTCTACATAATCATATAAATCATTTTTTATAAAAATTCCATTTTCAGCTACATTATAACTCTGAAAATAAATTCTATTATTACTGTCTAAATTAGCTGTAGTAATTAAAGGATCTCCATTTATCATGAAATCTTGTAAAACACCTTGAAGTGCTGGACAAGTAACAACAGAGCCATCTGTATCTATACTAACATCAGAAGTTAGTGTATACACAATTGAGTTATCATCATTAGACACCATTGTAAATCTAGGTAAATTGTATACCTTTTCTTCTTCATTAGAACCTCTCCATGATATTTGAATATCTGTAGAAGCAGCTAAATACCAATGCATTAAATAACCTAATTGCTCAAATAAAGCCCTAGCATTATTATCTTGGGCAACAGATACTGGAAAACATTCTAAAACATTTTTATCAATATTATAATTCTGTTTATCTGCTATAATAGCGCATAATTTTAATAAGACAACACCAGGATCACTTTCATTAGACTGTGTTGGGTCCCATCTATAAGTTATTTTTTTAGCTAAATCTAAAAGTTCAGGATAAATATCTTGAAACGATTTATTAGTATAAGACATATTACTTAATAAATTTTCTGTCATTTTTATGCCCCTTCATCATTTGTTAAATTTATACTATAAGTATTTATAGTATAATCTGTTAAATCAGTGCATTTTATATTACAAACAATATCAACACCATCTTGAGATAGCGCAATATCTTCTCTCTTAACACTTATTTGAGGCATAAAAACTTTTATATTTGTATAAATTTCATCTACAATTAAATCTATTAATATGCCATCATTTTGTTCAAAAATAGCTCTTTTTAAAGATGTTCCAAAATATGGATCACCAAAAAGAGTTAATTTAGAAGAATTTAATAAAAGCCACAAATTTGAAGCAGTAGCCTTACTATCTTTATATAAAGAAGTTTTTAAACCATTAAACATTTTAGGAAAAGATATAGAATACAAAATCCAATCACCTTCCTTGTATTAATAAATCATTAACACTTTTTCTAACATCATCCATAGTTAAATTAGAACAAGTGCTATAAATAGGAAACCAATCATAAATATCATAATGAGCAGAACCTAAACCTAATTTATAAGCATCCCAATGACATAAAATAGTTGGAACACTTATACCTTCAAAATCTACTATTCCATTTGGATTTATATTAAATTTATCACATAAATAAGCTGTTAATTCACAAGCTTCTTTATACACTTTTTGGAAATACATAGAATTATTTTTACCATCTTGACATATCTGTATTTGAATCCAGAATTTATCTTTGCCATCACATGAGCCATTTTTTCCATTACCACAGCCAATTGGTTTTAAATCCCATGGCATTGTCTGAATAGAGGCTACTGAATCATTTGCTAATTTTCCAATCCAAGCATTATAATTAGTTCTATATGTACTTCTGTTCCAGTCTGTTTTAAAACTATTTTTACCTAATAAATTTATTAAATAAGAATAATCTGGATCATTCTTAGAGGGTTGTATATAACTATTTAATATTGGATTATTTTTTCCCGTATCATGCCATAAAACACCTACAGGAGTCCCCTGTGTTGTATTTTTAAAACACCAATTATCTCTCATAAAACATTTGTAAATATTACGCTTTTCCATAGCCATTTGAATAAGAACCTTCTAATTCATCTATCTTATTAGTAATAGAATTTAACTGATTCATTATAGAATCATCTTCTTGTATATTTCCTATTTTATTTAAAAGAACTGTTAATACATTATTTGCATAAGCTAATTGACCAAATAATGTTTGATTGGCTTCTGTATCTTGTTCTAGACCTATTGTATCTTTTATATAGTTTATAAGTTCTATAGTTTTATCATATTTATTAGTTTCTTCTAATAATTTAGCTTCATTTTCAGTATTTTTTTCTTCACCAATTTTTATTTTATCTAAAATTTTATCTTTTAAATCATTTAATTTATTTAAATATTCTTGAATATTTGTAGTTAAATTTTTTAATTTTTCTATTTCTGTATATGAAACATCCCCTATAGAAGTATCTATAGGAAACTGAACTCTATTATTTACTTTTAAAGAACTAAGTGATACACTTGTATACCTATTTGAATCAAACGAACCATTTAAATACCCTAAAACAATTGGTTTCTGTCTATTATTATCTTCAAATCCAAGATAAACAATATCTCCAACATTTATTGATATATCCACATTTGGAAAACAGCATATAGACGCTATAGCCTCATTATCTGAACCAGTTCCAGTTCCATTACTGGCTATTTTATCATAAACAGGCATTCTAACTTTAACTTCGTTAGCACTAACTATTTCTTCTACTATACCTTTTGTAACCATTATCAATACCTTGTATACATTCCATACAATTCTTCAGCTTTAGCTATGTGAGAATTTACAACATTATCTACATTGGAACCATGATACCCTATTGAAACAACACCATATCTAGCCAACCAAAGTTTTGCGCATTCTGTTGCACTTATAGTCAATCCCATATATCCACCTAATGATAAATCATCTGGAACCCCTGCTGGACTGTAGTTCCAATAACCGGAACCTCTAACAGCAAATATTCCAGTCCAACCACTCGATGCTATATTACTAGCTTGCCAATTTATATAGCCAACTTGAACATCACCATTCCATCTTAATTCAGCATTTCCTAAAACATTTTGGGCATAATCATAAATTCCTGTTCCATAAGCTGTACCTGAATCAAAAGGAGTAAATCCAAATAAACCACCGCCGCCAGTACCATGCGACCAAGGGTTTCCTGTGGATTCTCCATATGTATTAGAAAATGCACCGGCAGCTGCTTGAGCTGTCCATCCAGAAGATTTACAGATTTTCCAAAAACATAAAGCGTTGTTCATATATTCATTCTCAGTTAAAGCTTGTCCACTATAATCACCATATGTTTTTGTACCCTTACATATCCAATCACCAGTTAAATTAGCAGAATCATCATCACTAGCCTGGTTAACTAATTCGCTATTAGGTCTCAATATTCTATCATACAGAGTCCCATTATAGTAAATAAACCCATTAGAATTATTAGATGACTTAGATAAAGTAAACCTATGAGCTAAAGGAGGTGACTGTTCATACATTGTCAATGTATCATCAGCTATCCCTCCTACCCAAATAACATGACTATTATTTGAAGCAATTAAAACATCTGCAACTTGTATATTAGAAACTTTAGCTTCATCACCTGATAAAACTGTTAAATCACCGGAACTAGCTAATCCAGAACAAGATCTTATTATAGAAGGAAGTCCTAAAACCTCGCTTACAAAATCTGCACAACAAGAACCATACTTAGGACCTTCTCTATAACCATAACCAGCCACGTCACCAGAAGCTGTAACATTGGATTCTGCATGTTTCATCCAAGTATCATATGAATACCCATAACCAAATAGTGTATATGGCATACCATAATAAGTTTTTCCAGCATCAAATGTGCTTGAGCTGTTCCACTGTTTTAAAGTATTTTTAGGAGTCCAAGTAGCATTTATCATCTTTTCTGCTCTAGAAATCATACTAGATCCAGAACTTGTTCCAGTTGGAGGTAAATGAGAAGAAGTTAAAACATTGCTGGCTTCAGTTATTTTTTCATATAATTCACTTAACATATCAGATATAACCAAACCTTCTTCTATTTTTCCTAAAGAATCATTTAGTTTATCTACAGTTTTTATATATGAACATATTCTACCAAATAAAGTGTTTTCTCTAGTGTCACCATAAACACCAATTATTTCTTTTATATTATTTAATTTTTCAACAAGTGCATCTGTTTTTTCACTTAATTCACCTATATCATCAAATAAATCATTCAAATCTTCATTCAAATCATCTATATCTTTATCAAATTTTTCTAAATTATCGTTACTATCATTAAAAAATTCTTGAATATTATTATTTAAACCTGTCAAATTTGCAAAATCTTCTTCAAGAACATCACCTATAGATGTATTTTTAGAAAGTTTTGCAGAACTTAATACTTCTATAGACTCTAATTCCATACTTGTTTCAGATGAAATTCTATTACCTTCTCCAAGATAAAGACAACCTAAAACAATAGGATTAAATCTATCATCATTTTCAAACCCTACAAAAACAACATCCCCAACATTTACAGAACATTTAACTCCTGACATAGAACTTATTGGGGCTGAACTATAGTTTAAATTATTTTCTTCAGCAGATAGTATACCATCAAATGCAGGACATCTAACTTTTACAGAATTATTATCTAAAACTTCTTCTACAAAACCTTTTGTAATCATATAAAAACACCACTCCAATTAAATAGGACAAATAGCCACATATTCAAAGCTTGTAGAAAAATGATCTCTAGAAAAACATTTATCCCATTGTATCTGACAATGACCATCTGAATTACAATCTGTAACAGTAACAGATGTTCCAGAAACATCAGTTACAAAAACAGAGTGACCTTTATATCTTATAATATCTCCTCTTTTTAAATTCTTTAAATATTCTGTACTATAAGATTTACTCCAAGAAGATGGATCAGACCCAGTAGCATCATATCCACACTTAAATGCATAACCAAAACATTGCCAAGCCAATTCAGAACCATATGGTGCATATCCATTGCATGTTTGAGTAGATGATCCACAATTTCCATGTTTTGGGCAAGGAGTATATGTATATCCATCCTGATTATTTACACCATTATAAGCTAAATTACCTTCTGTTGGTGCATGATTCCAATAAGTTCCATGAGGAAATTTAGACCGCAACATAGAAATAGCTGAATCAATACTTCCAGATTTAACATATGAATTACCACCATTACTATAATAGTTTCCGCTACTTCCAGTTCCAGAATCTGTTTCATCAAATGAATAATTATTAGGATTTATAGTGGGATTAAATTGCTCGGCTCTAGGATTTACTTTAGATTTAGGAGCAGAATCTATTAATTTTTGTAATCTTGATTTAAGATTTAATATTATATCTAATACATTTGTACCAGATGGTACTTCCCCTATTTTTGAATTAGCTCCATTTATTTCTTCAGATAATTTATTTAAACGTCCATATACAGTAGAATCATCTGAATCATTTTCATTTCCTAATATAGCTTCAATATCATCTGTTTTAGATACATTTTCTTCATAAAAATTAGACAAATCTTCAAATAAATTTAAATTTTCCTCATACTTATTTTTTAATGTTTTTTTGCTTTCTTCTATATTTTTTATAGAATCATTCAATAAACTTATTTGTCCCTCTATATTAGAATCAGTATTCTTTAAAAAAGAAATCTCTTCATTAGTAACATCACCAATAGATGTATCAAAAGGTAAATTAGAATCATTACTAACTTCTATAGAATCAAATTTCAAAGAAGTCCCAGTATCTCTCCCAGATTCTAAATAACCTATTATAACAGGACTAGCATAATTCCTATCTTCATATTCTATAAAAACAGAATCATTTGGTCTTAAATCACTATCGCATTTAAATGGTGAACTAACCATTGCTTCTGCTAAATCAGAATTACTTAAAGAAGCTTGTTTAACTTTATCTAAAGTTGGAACTCTAACACTATAACTATTACCTGAGCCAGCTACTATATAAGCTTTATTAATCAAATATCATCAGCACCTATTCTAGTAAGAGTTAACACAGTTTTATATCCTGAAGACGATACTGAATCTTCTTGTTTTGTTATAATATATAAACCAGAACTAATATGTTTATGACCATAAAAATAACTGTTTATCCTTACCTTACTCATTAATATAGATGGTCTCATTAAACCTTTTATAGTTAAAGAAGCTGTTATTGGAAATTCAGTCATTGATGTCCACCAAGTCTTACTAGATTCCGTAGTATACTTTAATCTTTTGGAAGTAGAAATAGCTGGAGAATATGTAGTAACTAATTTACCATTATTATCTATACTATATACATAATTTGTTTGTGGTAAATTTTTAGTATAATTATAATAAATAGACCAAATTTCATTATTGTTTATAGAAAAATTCATAACAAAATTATTACCGGGATAGCCAACATCCAAAACAAATGTATCAGGAGAATCTTGAGAAGCTTTAGTAGTATCATTAGCTTTTACCTTAGTAACTTTAAAATATGGCCCTCCAACTGAACCTGATACATCATCTTCTAATGATAAAAAGTACAAAGAATCTTTTATTATGGAATCTTCTTTATTTGTTGAACTTGACATACAACTGACCAAATAGTTCATGTAAGTTAAAAGATCCACATTTTCTTTTGCTTCTATTCTAACTTTTTTATCATCAGCAGCTATTAAACCTAATGTTCTAACTTTATCTTTAGTAGTCATTCCAGTGAAGATACCTTGTAATCCATAAGATTTATTATAAAGTATGTTCATCAAGACATCACTAGGTTTTGCTTCTACAGCTGGAAAAGTATATAAATTAGAAGAAATCGGCAAAGAGGTACTTGTACAATTTAAATCATACTCTATTTTTGAATTGGAAAAATCTATTTTAGAATTTATTTTAGATATTATAGCCTCTTCCTCTTTATAAATAAAAGATGGGCAAGACCAATCACCATAACTTATCTTTATTTTCTGCCAACCATACTTTTGCTTATTAACACTAAATATAGCATCTAGCATATTTGGGTCATCACCTTGTGTTATCTGATAAACCATTTTAATGCTATAAGTATTTAATTGACCATTTATTTTTACTATATTTATTTGAGTCATAAAATTTGGATAAGTTACCTTTCCTCCTAATTTCTGACCACCATCATTATACATACCAAAAGTATATCCGCCAATTTCTACAATAATAAAAGGTGCTTCAACTAAAGATGGATAACTTAATAATTGAGCCATTTAATTACCTCATTCTTCGAATTCTAAAGTAGAAAAAGAAGGAATTTTTAATTTTTGACCTTCTTCCAATTCTATAAAAGGATCATTTATTCTATTAAAATCACATATAATCCAAAAATAAGTTGGATTATTATAGTAATAAAGAGCCAATGAATCAAATGAATCTGCTCTTTTAACAGTATGAATTATATAAGGAGTAGTTGTTTTTAATCTTCCAGAAAAACCATAGACATATTTATTATCTATAGTATGATAATAATATGGAAAATTTCCATATCTAGAAATTTTATTAAAATTTTTATATGATTTATTTGTCAATACGTCCATACCATCTCTCCTTATCTAGTACTCATGGTTCTATTACCATTTCCTCCACCAGATATACCACTCGATAGGCTATTTCCAGTCTTCCATAAATTTCTTTCTAAAGTAGAATTTAATCCTCTAAAACTACCAGCAATTGCAACTGTTTCTGCATCATATGGGTCAACTTCTTGTATAGAAAAGCTAGAAGTAACTACAGCATATTTCTCATTACCATGCTCATCTGTTATTATAGGAAGATCATAAGAAGTAGTAACATTGCCAGAAACTACTCCTTTAATATAAATTTCATCACCTATTCTAACAGTAACTAATGGAGGATCAACCATTTTTTCAGTTGCACTATATTTAGGATATGCAGCAGCTTGTAAATATTTTATAAGTGTATCTACATAATCATCTGTTAATGTGACTTTAGCATTACTTTTTTTATAATTTATTTCCTTCATCATTTCTCTATGAAATTTAAAAGAGAAACCAACTGATCTTGGTCCAGAATTTGAATAGGAAAAAATAGGAGCAGATCTAGCAAGTATTGTACTTGGAGCAAATGCAACACTAGATGTATCATCTAAATGTTCTGGGTAAACTGGAATAATTATAAATTCATCTAAATGGTGAAAGTAAATATAGTTCTCTATCAATAAAAAAGGTCTTTTGCCTCTTCCAGATTCCAAATTTGCATAAGGGCTTAAAGGCATTTAAAAATCACCATCCATTTTTATTAACATTTTTTCAATATCTTTATCTACAAAACCGTTAATATCCTCTTTATTTTGAAATTTAGATGACATATACTTTTTATACAAATCACATCTCATTCTATCTGACCAAACACTAGGTATAATATCCAATCTATTAGTAAGCTTTAAAATTTCTTGAACTCTTGTAACATTGTTATCTATAGTTTCTGTATTATCTATAACATTTAAAAGAAGATATTCAATCAATCTATTATTAAATGCATATATTTGAGAAGTACTCATCTGTAATAAACTTAAATTACTTAATAAGTATTTGTTTTTACTGTTTTCAGTAGCATTATACATAGAATCAACTATAAAATTAAATGCTTGAACACTTGAAGAATTAAACAAATTAGAATTTATATAATTTTGATTTAATATTTCTTCTACATACTCATCATA